TGAAATCCTCGACCAGTTTCTGGATGAAAAGGAAGGTAACCACACCACGGCATACCGTGATGGTGCGGGTATCTGGACCATCTGCCGAGGTGCCATCATGGTGGATGGTAAGCCTGTGATTCCTGGCATGAAGCTGTCGAAGGAAAAATGCGACCGGGTTAACGCCATTGAGCGTGATAAGGCGCTGGCATGGGTGGAGAAAAACATCAGAGTGCCACTGACCGAACCCCAGAAAGCGGGGATTGCGTCATTCTGTCCGTACAACATTGGCCCCGGTAAGTGTTTCCCGTCGACGTTTTACAGACGGATTAATGCTGGTGATCGCAGGGGAGCATGCGAGGCGATTCGCTGGTGGATTAAGGACGGTGGCAGAGACTGCCGTATCCGCTCAAATAACTGTTACGGTCAGGTATCCCGTCGTGACCAGGAGAGCGCGCTGGCGTGCTGGGGTATCGACAGATAAGCAGAATATTTTGCTGAAAAATAAGGCATGGCCACGCGGGCGGATAACATGAAATCCTGCGAACTGGCGAAACGTAAGTGAATAAAAGTAAAAACCCCGTTTGTTGGCACCAAGCGGGGTTTTGTGTTTCCTGACTCCGGAAAAGTCAAAGGAGAAAGTGTGTTTGATTTTAGCAAACTGATTCGGGAGATTCGAGTGATGGCTGAAAAATTATCCACCTGGAAGTTCATTCTTATCTGGCTGGTGTTTGTGATTATGGCCTCCGGTTATTTCATCGGTCAGATACGCTGGTGGTGAAATGAACCGCGTACTGTGCGTGGTCATCATTGCCCTGCTGGTGGCCTGTGGTGCGCTTAGTCTGGGGCTGAATCATTACCGTGATAACGCCATGACCTACAAAGAGCAGCGCGATAAAGCCACATCCATCATCGCTGATATGCAGAAGCGTCAACGTGATGTAGCAGAACTCGACGCCAGATACACAAAGGAGCTTGCTGATGCTAACGCGACTATCGAAAGTCTCCGTGCTGATGTTTCTGCTGGTCGTAAGCGCCTGCAAGTCGCCGCCACCTGTGCAAAGTCAACGACCGGAGCCAGCAGCATGGGCGATGGAGAAAGCCCAAGACTTACAGCAGATGCTGAACTCAATTATTACCGTCTCCGAAGTGGAATCGACAAGATAACCGCGCAGGTTAACTACCTGCAGGAATACATCAGGACGCAATGCCTGAAATAATTTTTTTGCAAATCACAAAGTCAATTTAATGAGCCTCGCGATGCGGGGCTTTTTGCAATAAATGCGTACCGCAACGCATGTTTTTTACACCGAACCTGCCCCTTTGGAATGGGCCTTTGAGGATACCAGTTAGTGCTGGCGAGCCTCGGTGGGCTGGTTTCCTATGCGGCAAAGGTTCATTTCAAATGGTAGGTAAACGTTATGAATATCGTGCCACTTAATTACAAAGGTGAAATTGTCAGTTTCAACACTGATGGTTGGATCAACGTCACAGGTGTTGCTGAGAGATTTGGAAAACGCATTGATAACTGGATGCGTTTGGCAGAAACGCTTGAATACGTTCGTGCTTTAGACGAAGCGTTGACCGGGAAAGAATCTCAAATTTTACATCCCTCACAATCGAGGTATGTAAAAACCAGCAAGGCACGAAAGGACAGGGGTGGTGGTACGTGGCTACATCCAAAACTTTCAGTTGCATTTGCCCGTTGGTGTGATGCTCGTTTTGCTGTGTGGTGCGACCTGCACATTGATAGTCTGCTTCGCGGTGAACTGACTGAGCAGCAGAAATATGAGCAAGCATGTCGCATTCGCGATGACCGGAAATCAAAAGCCAGCAATGGGGCAAGAGAGATGGCTCGCTGGCGATGGGATAAGCCGGTTATTGAAGCAAATGTTGAGTACTGGCGCGAGCAACTGCAGTTGACTCTCGATATCGCGTGCTGATGGCAAACGCAAAACTGCGTTATCGGAAAAATCAAAGCATTACGAGAACTGAGCAACGGCTATCCATTACAAAGCCCATCTACGGGTGGGCTTGATAATGAAACCGGAATTTATTCTTGGCAACCAGTTACGGCAGTACCACGAAACAACCCAAGCCAGTAAGTGGGGAAATAACACTGGCAGCCACTGAAAGATGAAGCTCCTGCCTTAAGGCAAAAAAGATTCTTTGTGGTGGCGGACTGATGGAAAGACATCGGTTATTGCAGAGGCCATTCAATGAGTGGTCTCGACAATGGCTTATACCCTACACGGGATAACTTAACTGATATCCCTTTTAAAGGATAAAGGTATTCAAGCCTGACACATCATGCGCTGTATCGTCGCCGTATTCCTGCATTAACAGAGACCGCAGCCCGACGGGGAACTCCTCTGCGCGAGTGTGCGGAAATAATCAAAAACGATACACACCGGGGTTTACCGCGTAAACGGAGCGCGGCGTTCTCCCCTCATGGTCGCCCGTCCGGTGCGATGGTGGAAGAAACTGGAATCTGTTCAATAAAAAAACTGCCGTGTTGGAGTCACAGCAGTAATGTACTGATTGGGTAGAAGATTATTATTGTTATGCTTTATTTTTATTCTATATGGCTGATTATTTCAATTCGGAATTAATACAGCTAATGTCTGTGAGTTTTTATAAATTCAGCAATATAAAGAAATAGTTATATGAACAGCCATCGCAGAGCATACTGTGTATCATTCTTTTTTATAGTCAACTGACGGGCATATTTTATGTCTGCTGCCAGCTCCCGGCGGCAAGATTCAATGACCCACGCAGAAAAATTTTCTGAACCTTTCTGGTCAAGAGCGATGTTAATTTGTTCAATCATCTGGTTTGGAAATCGGATGTTGCGGGTTGTTGTTCTGCGGGTCCGGTTTTTCGATGACATATTTATTTCCTTTACTGATTGCCATATGACGGGGATTTTACATGGCTGAGCTTCGTACACTCCAGAGCAGAATCAAAACTCTGAACACCCGGCGGGTGAATATTCTGAAGGGTGAACAGCGTCGTGTCAGTGGCAGTGCACGTGTTTCCCTCAAGCGTCATATCTGGCTCAGGGATGCCGGGCAGTGCTGTCTCTGTGGTCGTGTGGTTGACCTCTGTGACAGTGAACTCGATCACCGAATTGCACTTCAGTTCGGTGGTGGTAATGAGGAGACGAATCTCTGGACGCTCTGTACCGAATGCCATCGACAAAAGTCTGCTCGTGAAGCGGCGGGTGGTATGCCGGACCCGACGCTGCCGGAGGTGTCCGGAGGTCATGGCAGGGCAGACGATATCATCGGACTGTGACCCGCCCCGGGGGGGGGATCATCCGGCGAAAAAAACGATCGCTCCGGACACCGCCCCCCCTCTCACGCAGAGAAAAAATTCCCGTTTCAGGGCAGTTAACATGTTAACTGGCTGTCCGGGCATTTTTGCGGTTTTTATCTTTATTATTCAGTTTGTTGCGTGGAAAAAATGTTAACAGGCTTTTTCAGCAAATGTTAACCAGGCAGCAGTTAACATTTGCGGCATGAGACGCCGGGAAAAATGGGCTGAACCATACCCGGCTGAGTGCGTTCTGGACCCGGGAGGAGGCTGTGCTGACAACGCAAAAACGAAAATTTGCGCTGGCGCTCATGTCCGGGAAAAACAAAACAGCGTCAGCCATTGCCGCCGGTTATTCGGCGAAGACAGCCAGGGTTAAAGGCTCGCAGCTGGCAAAAGATCCGGAGGTGCTTGCGTTTATAGCCCGTAAACAGTGCGAGACGGTGGAGGTGGATGAGGTTCCTGTTTACCGGCAGAAAAAATCAGAGCAGGAGGATAAACCCCGTCGCCGTGAGGCGGCTGCAATACCACAGCCGGACGAAACAAATCCGGAGATGCCACCGCCCGTGGTGATATCTCCTGGTATTGAGTATATGGAGGACGGTCTTCCCGATCCGGTGAAAGCGATGGGGCGTCTTCTGGTGGAGAACATTAATACCGACCCCAGGCTGGCGCTGGATGCGGCTTATAAGCTGGCGCAGTTCACGCACCACAAAAAAGGGGATGCCGGTAAAAAATCGGCAAAAGGTGACGCGGCGAAAAAAGCGGCTAACCGTTTTGCGGTGCCACCACCACCCCGACTGGTGGTGAATAATGATAATGAGGGCAACGGATGATACCTGTGTGGAGCACGGCCTGCCCGGACTGGGCAGAGCGCCTGAAAAAGGGGCTGTCGATTATTCCGGCCCCGATTTATCCGGATCAGGCTGCACATGCACTGGCGATTTTTAAACAACTGCGGATTGTGGATGCACCGGGCAGCCCGACGTTCGGGGAGTCCTGCGCACAGTGGGTGTTTGACCTGGTGGCGGCCCTGTTTGGCTCCTACGATGCGCAGACCGGTGTTCGCCATATCAAGGAAGTTTTTATCCTTATCCCGAAAAAAAACAGCAAGTCCACGCTGGCTGCCGGGATCATGATGACGGCGCTGTTACTGAACTGGCGGCAGGCGGCGGGCTACACCATTCTGGCCCCGACTGTGGAGGTGGCGGCTAACGCCTTTAATCCTGCGCGGGATATGGTCAGACGTGACGATGATCTGGATGACCTCTGCCAGGTGCAGACACATATCCGGACCATCACCCACAGGGTGACGGACACTACCCTTAAGGTGGTGGCAGCCGATCCGAATACGGTGTCCGGTATCAAGTCCGTGGGGACACTGATTGATGAACTGTGGCTGTTTGGCAAGCAGTACAAAGCGGAAGACATGTTACGTGAAGCCATCGGCGGGCTTGCCTCCCGTCCGGAAGGATTTGTGGTGTACACAACCACCCAGTCGAATGAGCCGCCAGCCGGGGTGTTCAGACAGAAACTGCAGTACGCCCGGGATGTCCGTGACGGCAAAATTCATGATCCGCACTTTCTGCCGGTGATATTTGAACACCCTCCTGAAATGGTGGAAAGCGGGGCTCACCTGCTGATGGAAAACCTCGCCATGGTCAATCCGAATCTCGGTTATTCGGTGGATGAGGCTTTTCTGTACCGGGAGTACCGTAAAGCCCGGGAGGCTGGTGAGGAAGCATTTCGTGGCTTCATGTCAAAACATGCCAATGTGGAAATTGGTCTTGCCCTGCGTTCTGACCGCTGGACGGGTGCGGATTTCTGGGAGCAGCAGGGCAGGCGCGTCAGCCTGGACGATATCCTGCAGCGCGCTGATGTGGTGACGGTGGGGATTGACGGCGGGGGCCTGGATGATCTGCTGGGAATGTACGTGATTGGCCGTGACAGGGAAACCCGCGAATGGCTGGGCTGGGGCCATGCCTGGGCGCATGAAACCGCGGTGGTCAGACGGAAGAGTGAGGCATCCCGGTTTCAGGATTTTGTGGCCTGTGGAGACATGACGATTGTCCGTCGGGTCGGGGATGACACGGCGGAAGTGGCGGAGTATGTGCGTCGTATTCATGAGGCTGAGTTACTGGAGCATATCGGTATTGACCCGTCAGGTGTGGGGCAGATTCTGGATTCACTGGCGGAAGCCGGGATCCCCGACGGAATTGTTGTGGGGATAAGCCAGGGCTGGAAGCTGGGCGGGGCCATAAAAACCACCGAGCGCAAACTGGCTGAGGGAGTGCTGGTGCATGGTGGTCAGCCACTGATGGCCTGGTGCGTTGGCAATGCCCGGGTGGAGCCGAAAGGTAACGCCATCCTTATTACCAAACAGGCCAGCGGACGGGGGAAAATTGACCCGCTGATGGCGCTCTTCAATGCGGTATCCCTGATGTCCCTGAATCCGGAGCCGAAAAAGAAAGAATATGCGGTTTTTTTCATATAACCCTGTTCACCCTGTAACCATCATGGACCGCTGCGGCGGTTTTTTTATTTTCAGGAGGCTGATGTGACTCTTAAACGGGCCTGCTCCCTGCTGACGGTGAAATCCTTCAGTGAGGATGAGCGGGTGATCACCGGGATTGCGTCAACGCCTTCTCCGGATCGGGATGGTGACATCCTGGAGCCGGAGGGCGCGGAGTTTGGCAGTGCGATCCCGTTTCTCTGGCAGCATGACCATTCCCGCCCGGTGGGGCAGTGTACGGTGCGCCGGGTCAGCGAAGGGCTGGAAATCACGGCAACACTGGCGAAGCCCGTGCCGGATATGCCATCGCAACTGGCTGCCAGGCTGGATGAGGCCTGGGCGGCCATTAAGACCGGGCTGGTCAGGGGGCTGTCCGTGGGCTTCCGTCCTCATGAATACACCTTTCTGGACGGAGGCGGACTGCATTTTCTGCGCTGGGAGCTGATGGAGGTGTCTGCCGTCACCGTGCCCGCGAATGCGGAATGCACCATCCGGACCATTAAATCTTACGACCGCCCGTTTTCTGCCGCGTCCGGCAACCGGAAACCGGTGGTGAAAATCGCATCTTCTGCCGGCGCTGCGGCACAGTCAACAACCGTTTTTCATAAGGAAAAGACCATAATGAATATTGGCGAACAGATTAAAAGTTTTGAAAACAAGCGTGCAGCACTGGCAGCCTCCCTTGAGGAGGTCATGACCAAAGCCGCAGAGGAAGGGCGCACGCTGGATGTGGAGGAGGAAGAGCATTACGACAACACCGCAGCGGAAATACGTCAGGTGGATGCGCACCTGAAGCGCCTGCGTGAACTGGAAGCCGGTAAGGCCGCCACGGCGCAGCCGGTGAAACAGGCCGGTAACGGGAATGTGGCCGCGGTGGCTTCTGCGCCTGTGATCCGTGTGGAGCAGAAACTGGATAAGGGGATTGGTTTCGCACGTTTTGCCAAATCGCTGGCTGCGGCTAAAGGTGTCCGCTCTGAAGCCCTGGAAGTGGCCCGTCGTCAGTATCCGGATGACAGTCGTCTGCATCATGTCCTGAAATCGGCAGTGGGCGCGGGGACCACCACGGATCCGCAGTGGGCAGGCAGCCTGTCTGAATATCAGGAATACGCACAGGACTTTATTGATTACCTGCGTCCTCAGACCATTATCGGGCGATTTGGTCAGGGCGGGATCCCTGCACTTCGTCAGGTGCCGTTCAATATCCGTGTGCACGCCCAGGTGTCGGGCGGTGCTGCCGGCTGGGTGGGTGAGGGTAAGGCAAAACCCCTGACGAAGTTTGATTTTGAATCCATCACCTTCAGTCATGCGAAGGTGTCGGCCATTGCGGTACTGACGGAAGAATTGATCCGTTTTTCCAGTCCGGCTGCTGATGCACTGGTCCGTAATGCGCTGGCGGAAGCGGTGGTGGCGCGTCTGGATACAGACTTTGTGGACCCGAAAAAAGCGGCGGTGGCAGATGTCTCCCCGGCGTCCATCACCCATGATGTGAAGGGCACGGCCTCAAGCGGTAACCCGGATGCGGATGCAGAGGCGGCGTTTGGACAGTTTGTTGCAGCAAACCTGCAGCCCACCGGTGCGGTCTGGCTGATGTCCAGCACCAATGCTCTGGCGCTGTCCATGCGTAAAAATGCGCTGGGTCAGAAAGAATACCCGGACATGACCCTGCTGGGTGGCTCCTTCCAGGGGCTGCCGGTGATTGTCTCCCAGTACGTGGGTGACCAGCTGGTGCTGGTGAATGCCCCGGATATTTATCTGGCGGATGACGGCGGCGTGGCAGTGGATATGTCCCGCGAGGCATCACTGGAAATGCAGTCTGAGCCGACCGGCGACAGTACCACGCCGTCGCCGGTGGAGCTGGTTTCCATGTTCCAGACAGGCAGCGTGGCCATCCGTGCGGAGCGCTGGATCAACTGGCGTCGTCGCCGTACCGCGGCGGTGGCGGTGATCACCGGAGTGAACTATGGCAGTGCGTCCGGCGGCTGAGTCTGATAAGGAGGACGGGAGGCGTGTGCCTCCCGTAACAGGTTATGGCAAAGATCCGATATCTGCAGGGCACGCATGATGCCCGGGCCGGGGATATCCGTGATGTGGCACAGCCGTGTGCGGAGGTGCTGGTTCGCCTGGGAAAGGCGGAGTACATCACGGTGCGACGTCCGGCAGGTCAGAAAAAGAAACGTGATGCGGAGCATGGCGAATGTGGAACCTTTTACGGCGAACCCGAAAAAACCAGAAATCAGGACGTGACGTAAGAGAGGCGGGCTGGACCAGCCTGTTTCAGGCGGTGGCTGAGCCCTTTGCCGGCGCCTGGCAGCAGGGCGTGAAAGCCGATCCTGAAGCCGTCCTCTCCTTTCATGCGGTGTTTGCATGTATTTCGCTGATATCCCAGGATATCGCCAAAATGCGGCTGCGTCTTATGCAGACGGATGCGCAGGGGATACGCAGGGAAACGCGCCGGGGGGATATTGCCCGCCTCTGTCGTCGTCCCAATGCACAGCAGAACCGCATCCAGTTTTTTGAACTGTGGCTGAACGCCAAACTGCGTCACGGCAATACGGTGGTGCTGAAAATCCGTAATGCCCGGGGGCAGATCAAAGAACTGCGTATTCTGGACTGGAACCGGGTTGAACCTCTGGTGGCGGATGACGGCGAGGTGTTCTACCGCATCACGCCGGACCGGAACTGCGGGATCACTGAGGCGGTGACGGTGCCTGCCCGGGAAGTGATCCACGACCGGTTTAACTGTTTTTTTCATCCGCTTATAGGGTTGCCGCCGGTGTATGCCGCCGGGCTGGCGGCCACGCAGGGGCATCATATTCAGGAAAATTCGACGTCTTTTTTCAGAAATGGCGGCAGGCCGTCCGGGGTGATTGAGATCCCCGGCAGTATTACGGAAGAAAATGCGAAAAAACTGAAGAGCAACTGGGACAGCGGGTATACAGGCGAAAATGCGGGGAAAACGGCCATTCTGAGCAACGGGGCAAAATACAACCCCACGACGTTTTCACCGGTGGATTCGCAGACGGTGGAACAACTGAAGATGACCGCTGAAATTGTCTGTTCGGTGTTCCGTGTCCCGGCCTACAAGATTGGCGTGGGACAACCGCCTTCCAGTGACAACGTGGAGGCGCTGGAGCAGCAGTATTATTCCCAGTGCCTGCAGACGCTGATTGAGTCCATTGAACTGTTACTGGATGAGGCGCTGGAAACGGGGGAAAACGAGAGTACGGAATTTGATGTCACCACGCTGCTGAGAATGGACAGTGAGCGGCGCATGAAAACGCTGGGGGATGCGGTGAAAAATACGCTTCTCACGCCCAATGAGGCCCGTAAACGGGAGAACCTGCCGCCCCTGGCCGGCGGTGATGCACTGTATCTTCAGCAGCAGAACTACAGTCTGGAAGCGTTGTCCCGCCGTGATGCCCGTGAAGATCCGTTCGCGTCGTCCGGTAAAACAGCTTCCGTGCCTCAGGCGGTCGCTGCCTCTGACGGTAATAAGGCAATCACTGAAACAGAGCATGATGCGGTGAAGGCGATGTTCAGGGGGATT